GAAAACGATAATTTTATCCCTCCGGATGCGGAGGAGGAAACAGAAACCGCCGCGGCGGAGGATGAAACCGAAAACGAAGGAGATCAAAGCGATGGATCCCAAGATGAAAACGCCGCTTGAAAGAATGGCATTTAGGGAGGCGCCGGTATGCAGGGCCGCAACCCACGGCCCCGCGGTGGATATGGACGCCCGGACGGTCGATCTTGCCCTATCCTCCGATTTGCCCTATCAGCGGGTGGATTGGTGGACAGGGGAGCCTTGGATCGAAATCCTTGATCATTCAGAGAATTCGATCCGGTTGGAGCGGTTGAAAAACGGTGCCCCGCTCCTCCTCGATCATGATTCCCGCCAACAGATTGGCAAAATCGAACCCGGATCCGTAGAGCTTGGAGTGGATGGGGTTTTGCGGGTCCAAGCGCGGTTTTCAAAATCCGCCAAAGCCCAAGAAATCCTACAGGATATCAAGGACGAAATCCGAGAAAAGGTTTCCGTTGGGTATATGGTCCATGAGTGGGAGCGGGAAAAGGACGCGGATGGGAACGATTCCAACCGATTCCACGCGGTGGATTGGGAGCCGTATGAAGGATCAAGCGTTGCAATCCCGGCGGATGATTCCGTTGGGGTTGGCCGACAGTGTGAATTGCCCGGAGTCCAGGGGGTTGTCAGTTCAACCCATAGGGCCGGGAGTCAAAAACCGGGCGTAAGCGCCCCCTTTTCTAAGGAGGTCCACAAAATGGATCCCACCAAAACACAGGTGGCGCCGACCCCGGAAGCCACCCCCACCGATGATCACAAGGTGATCGAATTGAAAGCCGCAGAGGCGGCCAAGGCGGCCGGCCAAGCGGAAACGGATCGTATCCGCCAAATCGAGGCGACGGTAGCCCAGATCCCCGGGATGGGACACCGTAAGGCCGCAGCGGTTGCGGATGGAATGCCCGCGGAGCAATTCAACCGGGAGGCGATCCAGTTCTTAGCCTCCGCAGATTCGGCCGGCGGGTCCAAGCCCAAAACGGATCTTGGGTTGACCGAAAAGGAGGTTCGGAAGTATAGCTTGATCCGACTGATCGGGTCCATGGTCCCCAATGCCGGGATCGAGGCCGGTTTCGAGCGGGAAATGTCCAGCGAGATCGCCAAGCGGTTGGGCCGACCGGCCCGCGGGGCGTTTATCCCCAATGACATCCAGCGCCGCGATTTGTCCGCCGGGGTGGATACCCAATTGGTAGGGACGGCCCATCTAGGCGGATCCTTTATTGAAATGCTCCGGGCTTTTATGGCGATCCGGACGTTGGGCGCTACGGTTTTATCCGGGTTGCGGGATACGGTAACGATCCCCCGACAAGCCACGGGTGCAACCGCCGCATGGATCACCCCCGAGGGGAACCCGGCCGCCGAAACCGAGCCCACGTTTTCCCTTTTGACCTTGACGCCCAAGACCGTGGGGACGTTTACGGACATCACCCGCCAATTGCTCCTCCAATCGGATCCCTCTGTTGACGGCATTGTCCAACGGGATTTGGCGATAGCGGCCGCCCAAGCGATCGATATTGCCGCGATCAACGGATCCGGCGCCGCGGGCCAACCCACGGGGATTTTACAGACTGCGGGGATCGGTGACGTTGCCGGCGGTGTGAATGGATTGGCGCCCGCGTGGACGCATTTGGTCAACCTTTGGAAACAAGTGGCTCAGGATAACGCGTTGGTGGACCAAATGGCGTTCCTGATCAATGCCGTTACCGCCGGGAAATTGATGGAGGTTGAAAAGGCCGCAGGGACGGCGAAATTCCTGTTGGAGGAGGTTGGCGGGCCGATCCTTGGATACCCGGCCGTGGTTTCCAATAATGTCCCCTCCAACCTTGTCAAGGGCGCCTCCGGGGCCGTTTGCTCTGCTATCATTTTCGGGAATTTCCGGGATCTGATTTTGGCGGAGTGGGGAGAGTTGGACATCTTGGTTGATCCTTATACCGCCTCCTCCTCGGGGACGGTGCGGACAACCGTTTTCCAATCGGTGGATGTTGGGGTTAGGAATGCCCCCTCGTTCGCAGCGATGAAGGACGCCTTAACGGTTTAAGCGAAAAAGCGAAGCGGAGGCGGATCCGGATGGGGTTCGCCTCCATTCCCTTGATGGGATTTGGCTAAATGATGAAAACAAACCAACCGGAGATCGAAACGATGGAGAAAACGAGGATCGAAATTTTGAGGCCGACAACGTGCGACAAAGTGAGCGTGGCGGTTGGGGCGGTGATCGACGCCTCCCCGGCCGATGCCCGGACCTTGATTGACATTGGGAAAGCAAGAGAGACTGACAAAAAAATTGGCCCCGCCCCAACCGAGAAGAAAGCCGGGAAATAGGCCCACCCGATGCCAGTTGAATCAGACGCCGATCGCGCCGCCCTCCTGGATTCCGATGAATTTGGGGTGGTGGTGTTGGTTGGCGGAAATAATTATGATGGGATCATCGATCGGGAATACGATGAAGCCGGGGACGCTATCGCCCCGATCCAGTCCTCCCAACCGCGGATATGGATGCGGGATATTGATATCGCGGCCGAATCGATCGAGATTGGATCATCCATAACGGCCGGCGGTGTCCCCTATGGGGTTAATGCGGTCCAGCCGGATGGGGTTGGGTTGTCCCTCTTAATTCTGCGGGGTTCGGTTTAATGGCAAACAATAACCCCAATGTAATTATGAATGATTTGGCCAATGTCCTTACAGGGACGCCCGGGATGGTATCCCTACAAACCGAGCGCCGCCGGCCGTTGGATCGATTTGCGATCCCCTCTATTTTGCCCGCGGTTTTTATCTATCAAGAGGGGTTGGAGGCGGTGCGGCCCGGACTACCCTCCGCGGTGGCGGATTATATTTTAAGCGTTGGGATCGATATCCTTGACGAAGCCGCCACAGAGCAAACCGCGCTATTGACAGACGGCGGGATCCGGGCGGAGGTATTGGAGAGAATTAGAAACAACCCACGCCTATCCAATCCGACAGTGTATTTAATGCATGACGGCCCCCATGAAGATCCGATCTATGATATTGAAAAAGATCGGGCATTTGTTACAATCCCCCTAAAGTTCGGATTCCAATTTAGGGATTCAGTGGTTATTCCCCCATAAGGAGATCGAAGCGATGATCGAAAAAGCCCCCACCAACAGGGACGGCGCCCCGCGGATGACAGTCAAGATCCGCCATGGTGGAATTAATGAAGGAAAACCGCCCAAAAAGGCCGACAAGCGGCCCCAACGGGTAAAAGAAACACCCGACAAGGCGAAGGAGGCCCAATCCGATGTTGACTAGACGCGAGGTTATATTGGTAAAGATCGAGCCGGTTTATGGCGTCGATCCCGTTCCCGTTCCGGCGGTAAATTCCGTTTTGGTGGAAAACCCGGAATGGAATCTGGATTCCCTCCGGATGAATGATCGAAATGGGGTCCGGACATCCCTGGGAACCCTCCGGAAAGTTTACGGGGGAAGCCTTAAAGGTGTTTCTTTTGATGTCGAAATCAAAGGGAGCGGAGCGGCGGGGACGGCCCCGGAAATGGATCCCCTTCTCCGGGCTTGTGGGTTGGGCGTGACCAACGTTCCGGCGACAAGCGACACCTATGCTCCGGTTTCCACGGGGTTGGAGAGCGTGACGATCTATTATTACCAGGATGGAACCCTCCATAAAATGCATGGGGTGGTTGGGAACGTGACGTTTAATCTTGAGGCCGGCGGGATTGGCATGGCCAAGTTTGAAATGGTTGGCCATGAGCCCGCGGCGGGAATGACAGATGCGGCCCTCCCGGCGCCAACCTATGATGCCACAGTCCCCGATCCGGCGATTGGCGCAACCTTTACGGTTGGGGCCGTCCCTCTGATTACGGACAAGTTGGAATTCGGGTTGAACAGCGAGATCGCCAAGAACGGGGATATTTCATCCTATGATGGGTTTGCCATGCTACAGATCGTATCCCGTGACGTTGCTGGATCCTACGCCCCGGAGGCCGTTTTAAAGGCGGTGAAGGACTTTGACACCCCATTGCGGACAGACGCGGTAGAGGCGCTATTGACCGGGGCGATCGGTACGGTTGCCGGAAACATTTTCACGATTTCGATGCCGGCCATTCAGGAACGGGAATTTGGGCCGGAAGATCGAAACGGTGTCCGGGCCTATGCTATCGGATTCGGAGCCACAGAGGTATCCGGAGACGATGAAGTCTCGATCGTTTTCACTTAATAGGAACGGATGGAGGGAATGAGTTGAAAGCATTACAAGGCGTGATCCCGCTCCCTTGGAGCCCACCCGGAGAGCCAGAGGGGGGAACGCAGTTCATGATCCGCCCATTGACCGGGATGGAATCGTTTAAACTTTTGGCGGAGTGCATACAAGGTCCAGACGGTAAACTGATGGTAACACCCGCAGCGGCGGAAAATGCGATCAATCTTGCGGTTGTTAAGGTGGAGCGGATGGATGGGTATAATCCCGATCTCCCGTTGGGGCCGCAGTTGCCGGATTATGAGGCGGTTTTATATCTCGCAAGTGAGATCGTGAAACAGGCCGCACTATCGGCCGATGAAAAAAAAGCCTATGGATCGCCGCAACCGTCGCCCGTTACTCCGGGGAATTCCAATGCAGGGAATGTAAAAACGGCCACCGATGCACACCCCGGATCGGTGATCCAAATTGGCCCCGCAGCCTCGGGCGATCCGGTTTCAACCAATGGGGGATCGCAACCCCAAGCGGAGGGAGGTTAGATTTCAAAACGTGCCTTCTCCCAATGGTAACGCCGTGGGCGTTTTCCATGGTAGAATTGTATGATGATTTTAAAGCCCAACGCTACCCTTTCCCGGGTGGCATTTTGAACCAACCGGCCCTCTACAGAGCGGCAATGTTGGAGATCGAGGCCGAATTGACAACGATCGCAAAATTGGAAGCCGACAGACTAAAGCGATAGGATCAACCGATGCCACGGGATAACATCACACTATCCGCAACCGACAGAACAAAAGCCGCGTTTGCCTCAGTCAAGCGCGGAATGGGATCGGTCAAGCGCGGAATGGGCGGGTTGGCCGTTGGGGGCGGAGTTGCCGCGGCCGGGTTGGCGTTGGTTGTAAAATCCTCCCTAAAATCGGTGGATTCATTGGGTAAGGTGTCCGATCGGTTGGGCGTGACAACCGGGAACCTTTCGGCCCTCCGCCACGCGGCCGGATTGGCGGGCTCCTCCGCCGCGGGCATGGATAAGGCGTTGGCCAAGTTGAATAAATCGATTGGGGAGGCCGCAGTAGGGACCGGGATCGCGGTACAGGAATTTGAGGCGTTGGGGTTGGATGCGGAGAAGTTGGCCAACCTACCCGCAGATCAAGCCATGGCGCAGATCGCGGAATCAATGCAGGGGGTTGAATCTCAGGCGGAAAAAACGCGGATCGCTATGAATTTGATGGGGCGATCCGGTGTGGAAATGTTAAATGTTATGTCAGAGGGCGCCGCCGGGTTTGATGCGGCCCGCAGGGAGGCGGAGGCGTTGGGGATTGCGTTGGATCGGGTGTCAGTGGCCCAAGTGGAGGGCGCCAACGATGAAATAAGCAGAGTCAAGGCGATCATTGGCGGGGTTGCGGATCGGTTTACCGCCGCGTTGGCCCCGGCGATCTCCGCCGTTTCAAGCA